TTTGGCCTTGGAAGAGGGATGCTTCGAAGAAGAAAGGAAAGGAGATTAGAGGAATCTTTTAGACCTACTGGTTATCCAGAAAAGCGAAGGGTGAAGTTAGGGGAGACTTTTCCTAAAGTCTTTGGTTATCCAGAAGAGCGAAAAGTTGGACCTCAAGCTGAACCCCTCTGGCAATTCTTTAATAAAGAGGCATATCGTGCTAAGTGGACTAGAGAACTACTGCAAAGAATAAAAGAGTTAGGTAGAAAAGAAAAAGGTGGTTTGCTTGACGATCTATCTGCATGGTTGCTCCCTTTAGTTGGAAAAGCTGGGTTGTTTGCAGCTTTAGCTGTTGGTGTAGGTTGGGCTGTTACTAAACTTAACGAGCTAAAAGATGTATGGGGAGGTCTGGAAAAAGTAAGAAAGGGAAGAAAAGAGGCAGCTGAAACACTAGGCCAGGCAGCAGAGATGAAACTCGGAGCAGTTCGTGAAATGGGTCTTTCTGAATATGCTAGAAAAGCGGGAAAGTCTCCAAGGCAAGTTGCCATGGACATAGCTGGAATGGAGCAGCGTGAAAAATTAGAGAGATGGGCTGGTAGACCATGGTGGAAAAGATCAATCTCAGGATTAGCTAGAATAAGCCCAGTTGCTGCAATAGCACAGCAAATTATTCCAGGGTTGAAGAAACCTGAAATTGAACCTTTTTATCCACGAGTGGAAGAAATTGGAAAAATTGGGGGGGTTTCACCAACTCAAGCAGCTCGAGTTGCTGCAGGGTATACCCCTGGAGCAGCAACTAACGAACTTATAAAGGGGATACTTAATTTATCCACAGAAATGAAAAACATATCTAATCAAATGGGACCGAGAAGAGTTCAACCTTCTATCAAAGAACCGGGGCTTGGAGATCCATTCGATTCTGCTGACGCACTTCTTAGTGAGTATACTTCTGGTAGGTTGACCTTAGAGGAGAGATAATAAATGATAATTCCTGCAATAACAGGATTAATTGGGCGTACTCTTGAAGAAGTTAAAAAAGAACTGAGTACTCCAACCTCGGTAAGGAGGTACAGAAAGCAGCGAACGGAGAAAAAGTTTGGATTTACTCAATATGGTTATATTAATGCTGATGGTCTTCCTAAAGTTCCAGATGAATATTTAGTCAAAATTACAAGTATAAGAAATAATTGTACTGTTGTTGCGCCTTTGCAAAAAGACATTAGTATACAGGTTGAGTCTAGATGGGACCCTTTTATTCCGGTAGATTTGCTTTCTAGAGGAAATACTGTTGTGCAGGCTGTTACTGGGTTGTTTGGAGAAAGAAGATCTCTTGTAACAAGAGCTACAAGTAGAAGAATTTGGCTAGGTTCTACTCCTATAACTATGTCTCTTGAGTTGAAGTTTGAAGCTGTTAAAGATCCATATCGAGAAGTAGTACTTCCCGGAAGGATGCTTCAATCTATGGCATTGCCTTCGGATCCAAGTGCGGGGTATACCAAGGGTCAGGGAATAGTGGGAAACTTGAAAGCTCTTACTTTACTTGCATTAAAGCCTCCTGGACCAAATCCATTCTCTCTTGACGATGTTTTAACTGGAGGAAAATCATTCCCAGATATGAATGAAAGCGAAATTACGGATAGTTCAAAAAGTGGTGATTTTATAATGATTGAAATAGGAAGGTTTCTAACCTTTTTCAATGTAATAATCAGAGAGAGTACAATATCATATAAAACAAAGTTTGCACAGGGAGGAGATCCAGTTGAGGCAGAGGCTAATGTTATTTTTGAAACTTATGAAATGATGACGATAGAAAGCTTGAGAGATTCATACGACAAGTATACCACGGGAGCAGTGGGTAAATAAGAATGAAAAAAACTATTTTTTACAATAAAGTTACTGTTGATAGTACAGAAGAACTAGATTTCCTATGGAATTCTCTCTCAGAATTTGAGATGAAATATGAACCAGGTTATTACCGGGTTGATGACTCAGATATTCCCGATCCTGCTTTGATAAGTTATAAGGTTTATGGTGATGTTGGGTTCTGGTGGATTATTCTTTTGGCAAACGGAATTGAAAACCCACTCATTGAGTTGGAACCTGGAATAATTCTGAAAATTCCGAACAAGTTGGATATTTATGATTTTCAGCGAAAGTGGCGCGTAAGGCGAGCGTAATGGATCTAGCTGGAAACTATATTCTGGATTTGAAAATGGGAGGGGTAGTTGTTCCTGTAATCCCCTCTATGATAGAAGAGCTAACTATTACTCAGGATTGTGATAGAATATTACCCGTTCTTAAGATGAGGTTAAAAGACTCAACTGGAAACCTCGGAGAGATAATTCCGTATGATAAGGAACTTAATTCCGTAGATATTAGAATATCTAGAGGGACTTCCCCGGATAACTTGAATGAGTTTAACTTTAGAGTAAAAAGAAGGAAAGCTACCTTTGAGAGAATGTATGATATAGAAGGAGTTTTAGATGTAGATGGTTTGATTAGTCCATATAGAAAGAGAGCATTAACCGGACTTATTGAAGATAGTTTGGAATCTCTTGCTATTACGGAGTTAGGAATATCAGAAACGGAGATTTCAGCATCCTTGAATTATGAGAAAACTTTACTCCAGCCCAACTGGAATAACCTTGCTTTTCTTAGGTGGTTGAGGTACAACCTAATTGGTAGAAATGACGAATCCTGCTTTTATTGCTTTATCAAGAACATTCGTGGGATTAAAGTTTTTGTTTTCAAGAGTATTGGTGAACTAAGTACAGCTCCAATCCAACATAAGTTAGTTGTTGGTTACAAACATTATGAAGATTTTACTCCAGTAGTAGATTACAGAATCTTTGACAACTCACAACTTATATCAGATTTTGGAGCTCTGAGTCAATCGTATTCATATTATGATTATGATAGTGGGGAAGTAGTAAGTCCTTCTGTTAGTATCCTGGATTATCCTTCCTTATCAGAACTTTTCCTCGTTGATAAGGATAACACGAATGAGAGTGTAACCAAGAAACTTTACTTAGGTAGAAGTAACTCTTTTACTACTGATTTTAAAGGAAGGATGAGAAACGATTACTTTGACAGATTAACTGGTTTAATCCAGATGTGGGTATCAACCTGGGGGCTTGAAAATATTTCTCCAGGTGATGTAGTTAAGGTAATATTTTCGGAAGCTCTAGATAGAGCTAATTTGTTTGTTTATGAACACTCTGGTTACTGGATGGTCAAAAGAGCAGTTCATATTATTGGGCCATCGTTTATGACGAATTTATTGCTTGTTAGAGCTGGAATAGATACTTCTCTCTCAAATAGTTTGACTGAAGCTACGAAGGTAAGAAAAAGTGATTAAATTCGAAAAAGACGATTTGAAGCTTCCGGGGTTTTACCGGGCTCAGGTTTTGGATAATAATGATCTAAACAAAACAGGAAGAGTTAAGCTGAATGTTTTTACTATCTTTGACGGTGTAGATAAAGATGATCTTCCTTGGGCAGTACCTGCTATGCCATTATTTACGGGCTCCGGATCTGGCCATGGTTATTTTGCTGTTCCAGAAGTTGGTTCACGGGTATGGTGCTTTTTTGATGCTGGGGATTTTAATCAACCCGTATACTTCGCTGAGGCAATAGATGGGGTTAGAGGAGTTCCTTCTGAAGCACTTACTAACTACCCTTATAGGAAAGTTCAAAAGACAAAAAATGGAATAACAATTCTTATAGATGACTGCGAGAAAGAGATTAAAATTGAACACCCGTCGGGCTCTTATATTCTTATTGACTGTGATGGAAATATAGTTATTAAAGGAACCCGTGTAGATATTAATCCATAGGAATAGTAATGGTAGAGAATTGGGATCAATACAAAGACTTAGAATACTATCCAGATAGATTTTGTGCTTGTGGATGTGGTAATAGAATAAAAGTGCAACCTCACCATAAGTATCAAGGTATTCCTGAGTATATTAACAGACATTGTAGGAGAGGAAAAGGATTTGTAGAGCAATGGGTGAAGGATATGAATGCTCTTTTAGGAGACATATTCTGTGCTTGTGGCTGCGGTGGTAAGATAGAAATAAAACCCTCTCATAAATGGGATGGTATTCCTAAGTATATTAAGGGCCACAGTTGGAGAGGCAAGAAAAGGGGGTCTATGCCTGAAGAGCAGAGAGAAAATATACGTAAGAAACTTGAAGGGAAACATAAAACTGAGGAACATAAAAAGAAAATATGTGACGGAAATATAGGAAAGCATGATCATCATGGATCGAATAATCCCATGTATGGTAATGGGCACAAAATTAGAGGCGAAGATAACCCTAACTGGCGGGGTGGTTCTTCTAACTTGCCATATCCCTTTGCTTTTGACAAGAAGTTCAAGAAATCTATTCGGGATAGAGATCACAACATTTGCCAACTTTGTGGCAGAACTAAAGAACAAGAAGGTAAAAATCTAAGTGTTCATCACATCGATTACGACAAAGATAATCTCAATCTTTGTAACTTGATATCCCTTTGTTGTAGTTGTAATAGTAAGGTAAATGGAAATAGAGAATATTGGATTAGATTTTTCAAATCAGAACTAATATTAAAGGTAGTTTGATTTTAACATGGCAGCATATCTTCGCAAAAATTTTGCTCGTGGTGCATTAAAGAACTTACTGACAGCCATTGCTACTTCAATGACTTTGGACGCCGGTCATACTCTACCAATAGTTGCCGGATCATTCCAAGTAGTAATTTGGAATATGGAAACGTTCCCAAATCCAGCAGATGATCCGGATACAGAGATAGTTACAGCATCATATTCTGCGCCAAATGTTTATACTATAACAAGAGCCCAGGAAGATACGCTGGGAGTAGCACATGCAATTGGTTCTGAAGTTGCTCTACATTATACAGCTGGAATGTCAAACCAGGATTTAGATAGAGCAAGTCATACTGGAACGCAGTTATTAGCAACTATTTCTGACCATAATCTTGCGGCACATACAGCATTAGGATTATTTGATCAGAGTTCCGATGTGGATCATGATGCTACTACTAATTTTGTAGCAAACAAACATATAGACCATACGGGAGTTTCTGTATCTCCTGGTATTGGATTAACGGGTGGTGGAGATATATCCGTAACCAGAACACTCGCTTTGAATATAAATGGTCTTGCTGCTGATGCTACCCCGGATGGAGCAGCGGATTATGTTGTAACCTATGCTGCGAATGCTGCTACGCATAAGAAAGTACTATTGAATAATTTGCCTGGCGCAGTATTAACGTATGATACAGTCTTGAAAGCTTTACTAACTACTATATAGTAAGAAAGGAATTGTTATGTCAACCCAGTATCGTATTCCTGTAGAGGAGACATTTAGTTTTCAGAGGCCGGTTCTTGACAAGGATTTGACAACAGCTCCAGCTGGAGTTAAGGGCGAGCGTTACATTGTAGCGGCCAATGGTGGTGGTTGGTCTGGTGGTGCTGCTAAGGATATTGCTTGGTACGATGGCGCAGCTTGGAAGTTTGATACACCAGCAGCTGGTTGGCTTACTTGGGTTGTTGATGAAGCCAAATTTTACATCTTCAAGGCTGGGGCTTGGGTTGAGGAAGAGGCTGGCCAAGGTGACATGCTTAAGTCTGTATACGATACCGATGATGATGGTATTGTGGATAAGGCAGAAACTGTTGATGATGGTACATCTGGAAATTCATCGACTGCTACAGAAGTTCGGGATGCTTGTGATAAAGCGCATACCCAGGGAACAGATTTAGGTTTGGATACTGGTGGAACTAATCCAGTAACTGCAGCACAGGCCAAACTAGCGTATGATAGTCGTGGGACATATGATGTCGATCTTGGCGCTATACTTATGACTCTTTAGTTTCAAATGGGGTGGGTAAATGTCTACCCCTGCAATCATATTTTATAAACTGAGTTAATTTATGCCAATAACACACAAAATAGCACTAATTGCTCCTGTAGCCGGGTTAACACCCTTTAGCTTAGTAGCTTCAGATGTTAACAAGAAGTTAGATTCTGTAACTCTTGGTGCAGGATTGGATTATGGTTCTGGTGGTATTCTAAGTTTGATACTATCCGAAATCGACCATGATTCTTTACTAAATGTCCACCAGGATGTAAATACAGATGCTTCTCCATTATTTGCTGGATTGACTCTTACTGGCAACATAACAATACCTGATGGTGGAACAATAGGTCAAGCCGCTGGCCCTCTTTTAACTTTTGATGATACCGATAATGAACTTGATATTACTGGTTGCAAACAAATAAATTATGTAAGAACTGGTGTAGGGGCAGCCAATAATGCTTTCTTAATATTATCAAGCGAAAATGCCGCACAAATACAACTTGCACAATATATAGACGCAGTATCCGGTGGTTCTTTTGTGTTTAAGAAGTCAAGAGGTACTACTGCTGTTCCAACTATTGCTTCCAATGGTGATAAAGCTGGAGGATTTTTCTTTGAAGCATATGATGGAGCAGTTTTTCGAGAACTTGGATTGATAATGTCTACAGTTGATGGTGTGCCTTCGGCTGGCGACATGCCAGGAAGTTTAATTTTCTATACAACCCAAATTGGTACGATGACTCGTACAGAAAGAATTAGGGTAGATTCTGTTGGCCTTGTAACTATTGCAGGTGCTTTAACTGTTAGTGGTATAACAACTCTTGGTTCTCTCGCAGGTATACTTAAAGGTACAGCGGGTGTTGTATCCGGCGGAGCTGCTCACGCAGACCTTGCGAGTATCGATACTAATCAACACATAGACCATACAACTGTTTCTATAACTGCTGGTACAGGAATGTCAGGCGGCGGCACTATTGCTGCAAATAGAACATTAGATTGTACAATAACTCAATACACGGATGCTTTAGCACGTACCGCTTGCATTGCTTCTTCTATCTCTGATGGTGATTTAACTCATTCTCCAGATGGTAATTCGGTATTTGATGCTTTAGCACTCAAAGCTCCTCTTGCGAGTCCTTCTTTTACTACGCCGACTTTGGGTGCAGCATCAGCAACCTCTATTAGTATAGATGGCCATGTTCTTGATTCAAATGAGTGGCATTATTTAGATGGTCAAAACCAAGCAGTAACTACTGCCGCTCGTCCATCATTTGCCGGACAAACGCTAACTGGAACTGGAAATTTGCTTAGTCTTGGAGTTACTGCTGAGTCATGGCATCCAGGGAGTGTTAATTTACAATTAGGTCTTAGTGGTAGTATTATGTCTGGTTTAGGTTCAGTAAGTCTTAACCTTTTGGCTAATGCCTATGAATCATCGGTCGATGGTAATTGGAAATATATAAGTAGTAATTTTGCTACCCAAATTGCTGAATATAATGGTTGTTTATACTATCTAGATGCACCTTCTGGTACAGCAGATAATAATATAACTTGGAGTATTCGATTCGCGATAAGTCAAGGTGGTCTTGTCGGTTTAGGTGGAGTCATTTCAGATACTACTACTATGGCAGGTTCTACATTAACCATAAAAAGTGCCTCGGTAGGTATCGGTGTAATTGACCCACTAGCAAAACTTCATCTATCCGGTGGAGAAACATCCACTGGCTTTACAGCAGCTACTGTAGCATTAGGTTATGGTACAACAGGTAATTATCCCCATTTTATTCATACACGCCATGATGGTGCAGGATTTGAAAGTTGTATAGATTTCTATACAAATGATGGTACTAATGCAGGAGTTTATCCAACAAATGCAGTACATGGAATGACAATCAGAAATGGTAAAGTTGGCGTGGGTTTGGTTACACCTTTAGCAAAACTTCACGTAGACCAATCTTCTACTACTGGAGCAATTCCAGTATTAACTCTTGACCAAGGGGATGTAAGTGAGGAATTTATCAGATTTATAGGAACTGCTGCAGATAATGTAATCACTCAGTCAATAGTGGCAGCAGCAGATGTTGGAACAGCAACGATAGCAGGTTATGTAAAAGTATATGTCCAGGATGACGGAAATCAGATAACTGACCAAGCATATTATGTTCCAATATATTCGTTGGCGGCACCATAAAGGAGAATAGAAATGGACGAAAGATATGAAGTATTAGATGCAGAAACTTTGAAAAGAGTTCAGGAAGTT